GTTTAATTTTCCTCGCTCTTGAACGAAAAAGCACAGGAAAAGCAAAAGAAAGGCATGAACAATTACATTTTAGAATACTATCAGGCCATCAAAGATGAATCTATCGTGACATCCAAATGGGTGACCAAGATATTTGAGATTCTGATTGAAGGCATTGAATCAAAGCGGTGGATTTTTGACCAAAAGAAGGCAAACAAGGCCATCCGCTTCATAGAAACGAGATGCCACCATAGTGAAGGGCCTCTTGCACCAAAGAAATTAAAATTAGAGCTTTGGCAGAAGGCCATTGTGAGTGCGATATTTGGAATCATCGGTGAGGATGGATACCGGCAATTCCGTGAGGTGCTTGTTGTAGTCGGCAGAAAGAACGGCAAGACCTTATTCGCATCGGCAATCATGGAATACATGATTTACTGTGATGGCGAGTATGGCGCAAAGGCATTCTGTCTTGCACCAAAGGTTGAACAGGCTGACATTGTTTATTCGGCCTTTTGGCAATCGGTGCAGCTTGAGCCTGAATTAAAAGCAAAGACCAAACACAGGAAGTCTGACATCTATGTGTCAGAGACCAACAGCTCTGTGAAGAAGATCGCATTCAATGCATCAAGGTCAGACGGATTCAATCCGTCAATGGTCTGTGCTGACGAGGTTGCAGCCTGGGGTGGTGACAAGGGCCTCAAACAATGGGAGGTCATGAAGTCCGGCATGGGCGCAAGGTCACAGCCTTTGATGTTGGCGATCACAACATCAGGGTATCAGAATGACAGCATATATGATGAGCTTGTGAAGCGGTCAACAAGGTTTCTGCTTGGCGAGAGCAAGGAACAAAGGCTGTTGCCGTTCCTATACATGATTGACGATGTTGAGAAATGGAATGACATCAACGAGCTGCGGAAGAGCAATCCCAATCTTGGGGTTTCTGTTTCTGTGGATTATCTACTTGAAGAGATTGCCATAGCAGAAGGCTCTTTATCCAAGAAGGTAGAGTTCATCACCAAGTATTGTTGCGTTAAGCAAAACAGTTCAACGGCATGGCTTTCAACGGAGACAGTTGGCAAATGCTTGTGCGATCCGCTTCATCTGAAAGACTTTGCACACAGTTACTGTGTTGGCGGTATAGACCTTTCGCAGACAACAGACCTTTGTGCAGCTTGTGTGGTCATTGAGAAGGGTGGCATTCTGTATCCGTTCTTCAAGGGTTGGCTTCCGGCAGAGAAGATAGACGAAGCCACAGAGAGGGATGGAGTTCCTTACAGGCTGTTTATAGAGCGAGGCCTGTTGGAGCCAAGCGGTGAAAACTTTATAGATTATCATGATTGCTTCAATTGGTTTGTAAACCTTGTTGAGCAATATGAAATTCTGCCATTGGTCATAGGCTATGACAGATACAGCGCACAGTATTTAATACAAGACCTTCAGGCCTATGGTTTCAAGTGTGACGATGTTTATCAAGGAGACAATCTTTGGGGTGTCATGCAAGAGGCAGAGGGATTGATGAAGGATGCAAAAATCAAGATAGGTGACAATGACCTTGCAAAGGCTCACTTCCTGAATAGTGCTGTGAAGATGAGTACAGAGCGAGGCAGAGGCCGATTGATTAAAATATCACAGACAGCGCATATAGACCTGATGGCATCACTTCTTGATGCGCTGACAGTAAGACAGAAATGGTATGCCGATTACGGAACACAGTTAAAAAACGAGGAATAGATTATGTCTTTATTTAGCGATATTTTCAGACCTGACAGGAAACAGCAAAAGGCCGTATATGGTGGGGATATATTCAAGACCCTTACACCATACAAGCCTGTATTCCATACTTGGCAAGGGTCTATCTATGAGAGTGAGCTGATTCGTGCAGCCATCTATGCAAGGGCAAGGCACATCAGCAAACTGAAGTTTGATTCTACAGGGTCGGCAAAGATTGGCCTTCAGAGCAAACTGAAGCAAGGCCCAAATCAGTGGCAGACATGGCCTCAGTTTCTTTCAAGGACATCAACAATACTTGATGTCCACAACACGGCTTTCATTGTTCCTGTCAAGGATAAGAGCCTCACAACAACAGGATATTACACAGTTTTACCGACAAGGTGTGAAGTTGTTGAGTACAAGGATGAAGTGTGGCTGCGTTACAGATTCAATACAGGTGACATCGGTGCGGTGCGCCTGGATGAATGCGTCATCCTTACGCAACACCAATATAAGAAGGATTTCTTTGGGGAGACCAACACAGCACTTGACCCAACACTGAAGGTCATTGACCTGAACAAGCAAGGCATTGAAGAGGCCATCAGGAATGGTGCAACATTCAGATTTTGGGCAAAGATGAACAATTTCACCAAGGATGCAGATTTGAAGAAAGAGGCTGACAGATTCGGCTCTTTGGCATTCGGTGGTGATTCAGACGGAATGTTGCTCTTCCCAAATACTTATACAGACATCCATCAGTATGAGAACAAGCCGTTCACAGTTGACCCTGAACAGATGAAAATGATTCAGCAGAACATTTATCAGTATTTTGGAGTGAACGATGCGATTCTGACCAATTCCGCCTATGGTGACAGTTGGGCAGCATTCTATGAAGGGTGTGTTGAGGTCTTTGCAATTGCTCTTTCAGATGGTCTGACCAAAGCAATGTACACAGAGCGTGAAAGGGCAACAGGCAATTCTGTGATGTTCACATCCAACAGGCTTCAGTACATGAGCAATGCTGATAAATTGGCTGTCGCAGCGCAGCTGACCGACAGAGGCATCTTCAGCATCAATGAGGCAAGGGAAGTGTTCAATCTTGCACCTGTGGAAGGCGGAGACATCCGCACCATTCGTGGTGAGTACAAGAATGTAAATGATTTGGAGGAAACACCAAATGAGTAAGGAAAGAGAATACAGAAACATGGCCTTTGAGGTCAGAGAAGATGGCGCAGAGCCATCTTTTTTAGTTGAAGGATACGCATCAACATTTGAGCCTTACAAGCTCATTGAGATTGATGGTGAAGATTACAACGAAAGAATAGAGCCGACAGCATTTGATGAAGCAGACCTGTCTGATGTGGTCTACAGGATTGACCATGAGGGCAGAGTGTTTGCAAGGTCATCAGCCGGAACAATCAAATTGGACATTGATGAAAGAGGTCTGCACCACATCACAGACTTGTCCAAGACAGCCGGTGCCAGGGAACATTTTGAGGACATTGCTGCCGGTAATTATCCGCAGATGTCATTCGCATTCACAGTTGGTGCGGATCACTACGATGCGGAAACAAGAACAAGAATCATTGACCGAATTGACAAGGTCTTTGATATAAGTGCGGTTAGCTTTCCGGCTAATCCAACAACAGAGATTCATGTGCGTGACTATTTCAACGGAGTGATTGAAATGGAGAAGGCTGCCGAGGCGGAGAGACTTCAGGCAGAGGAAGAAAGGCGGAGAGACCTTGAACGCAGACATGAGTTGAAAAGCAAAATCATGGAGGTCTTAAAGTGAATTTAGACGAATTGAGAGAAAGGCTTGTAGCAATTGATGCAGAGCTGTCTGACATCGTTGATGAGCTTGAGGCAGAGGCACCTGAAGAAGAGCCTACTGAAGATGCGCCTGAAGAGGCAGAAGAGACCGAAAGAGCATCAACGGAAGAGCTTGAGGCAAGGAGTGCCAAACTGATGGAAGAAAGACAGACCATCATGGCAGAGATTGAAAAAGCCGAAGCAGCCATTGCCGAAGAAAAGAGGGCAATGGAAGAAGTTATTGCTAACACAAAGACAAAAGAGATTGAGAAGAGAGAGGATACTAAAATGGCTGATATTGAAATCAGAAACACCAAAGAGTACATCAATGCTTATGCAGAGTACATCAAGAGTGGTGACAACAGTGAGTGCCGTGCGCTTCTGTCAGAGAATGCGACAGGCGGAACAGTTCCTGTTCCTGAAATGGTTTATGACATCGTCAAGACAGCTTGGGAGCGTGAGGGCATCATGGCAAGAGTCCGCAAGGCTTACCTGAAGGGTAACATCAAGGTAGGATTTGAGATTTCCGCATCAGGCGCAACAGTGCATGAAGAGGGTGCAGAAGTTTCTGAAGAGACCCTTGTTCTTGGCGTTGTAGAGCTGCCGGCAAAGAGCATCAAGAAGTGGGTCAGCATTTCTGACGAAGCTCTTGACCTGTCAGGGGAGGCATTCCTTCAGTACATCTATGATGAGCTGACTTATCAGATTGCCAAGAAGGCTGCTGATGAGCTGATTGCTCTTATCAAGGCTGCCGGTACGGCATCCACCACAACGGCTGTGGCTGTTCCGGCTATCAAGGTCACCACAGTTGGAATGGATACTGTTGCACAGGCTATCGCACAGCTGTCAGATGACGCAGCAAACCCTGTTGTCATGATGAACAAGCTGACTTGGGCAGAGTTCAAGAAAGTACAGTATGCAAACGGCTATGGTGCTGATCCATTTGAGGGTCTGCCTGTAGAGTTCAACAACACCATTACGGCATACAGCGCAGCCACCACAGGTGTGCCTTATGTCATCGTTGGTGACCTTGAACAGGGCGCACTCGCAAACTTCCCGAATGGTGAAGACATCACATTCAAGTTTGATGAGAACACACTTGCTACTTCTGACCTTGTAAGAGTCATCGGCAGACAGTTTGTCGGCCTGGGCATTGTTGCACCAAACGCATTCTGCAAGGTTACCAAGTAGAACATGAGAATTGAGTGGAGGCAAGAATCATGAAGAAAATACTGATTGCTGTACCATGCATGGACATGGTTAGTGCGAGATTTGCACAGAGTTTGACCACCTTGAAGAAGGTTGATGATTGTATCGTGTCATTCATCATCGGCTCACTTATATACGATTCAAGAAACAGATTGGCGGAATATGCTGTACGGATCAATGCAGATTATATTCTTTGGCTTGATTCAGATATGACATTTCCGCCTGATGTTCTTGAGCGCATGATGAAGGTGCTTGATGAACATGAAGACATAGATATTCTGACAGGCCTTTACTTCAGAAGGGCAACACCATTTTCACCTGTGGCATTTGAAGTGCTTGAGACAGATGAAAAGGGTGAATTGGTCTTTGAGAACATGGACATCATTCCTGATGGAATCAGGGAAGTTGCCGGATGCGGTTTCGGCTGTGTGCTTATGAAAACAGATTGCCTGTTTGACATTGCCGGACAGGAAGGGCCTGTTTGGTTTTCACCTTTGGCAAATGTCGGTGAAGATTGTGCCTTCTGCATGAGGGCGAGAAAATACGGTTACAAGATATTCATTGACCCTTCCATTGAGTTCGGTCATATGGGTTATGCAGCTGTCACAAGGGGTTTCTATGAGGCAACAAAATTGGAGGGTTAAATGGCTTTAATTGATACTTGCAAAAAGGCTTTAAGGGTCACCACAACTTCATACGATGATGAAATCACGAATTACATCAATGCTGCAAGGCTTGACCTTGGCATTGCCGGTGTGTCTTCTGATGTAGTCACAACGGCAACACCTGACAGCCTTGTGACAACAGCGATTCTGACTTATGTGCGGATGAAGTTTGGCGCACCTGATAACTATGACCAATTAAAAGCCTCATACGATGAACAGAAGGCACAGCTTCAGAATGCCACAGATTACACAGATTGGGGTGTGAACAATGGCTGATGTTCTGATTTTGATTTCAAAGTCAATCACAACAGACAAATATCTCAATGAGGTTGTATCAGAGTCAGAGCGCACTGTGATGTGTGAAGTGTTCTCTATTTCGCAGACCGAGTTCTACGCAGCAGCCAACACAGAGCTGAATCCTGAATTTCGCTTCAACATCTTTTTCGGTGATTACAATGGGGAAGATGTGTGCAAATTTCAAGGTCAGCGGTATGCGATCTATAGAACATACAGAACAGGTGACACGCTTGAGCTGTATGCGGAAAGGAAGATAGGCGCATGAGCAACATCAGAGTACGGCCTGAACAGTTTGAGGCAGCGGTGAAAAAAGCAATGCTTGAAGCCGGTGACCATGTGTATGAAGTTGTTGAATCATCAGCAACGGATGCTGCGAGAAAGACAGCATCAGACCTTAAAGGAAGTGCTCCTTCAGGAGGTCAATATGGCAGAGGATGGTCACACAAGAAACAGGGAAACGGAAGAACATCTTTTTCTGATACTGTTTACAATCGGCTTTATCAGCTCACGCATCTGCTTGAAAAGCCTCATGCTACAGGAGGCGGAGGTCATTATCCAAAGAAGGTCAACTATACAGGCAACATTGCAAAAGCCGAAGAGGCCAATGCAGAAAAATACATGATGGAGGTGTTAAGCAAACTATGACATTGGAAGAAGTTGCAACGATGGTCAATTCTGTTGGCTATTCGTGCAGATACAGCCACACAAGTGAAACGCTGACACCACCATACTTGGTGTACTACTATCCGTCAGAGAATGACCCTTATGCGGATAATGCAAACTATGTCAACAAGAGACAGCTTTTTATTGAGCTGTACACCAAGACAAAGGATGACACGGCAGAATCCGCTGTTGAATCAGCCTTGAGGGGTGCCGGTCTTACATGGTACAAGCAAACAGATTTTCTTAATGATGAAAAGTTATTTCAGACCACCTATGAAATGGAGGTAATTATAAATGGCGAATAAAGTTCAGTATGGCCTGAAGAATGTCTACTATGCCACAGTTACTGTCGGTACGAACAGCGTGACCTATGGCACACCTGTCGCATGGCCTGGAGCCGTGAGCCTTTCGTTGTCGGCTGAAGGGGATCAGAATGACTTCTATGCAGATAACATCCGCTACTTCACAGCCATTGCAAACAATGGTTACAGCGGAGACTTTGAATCTGCTCTGATTCCTGATACATTCCTGACAGACATCATGGGCGAGACAGTAGGAACAGGCGCAAAAACCGGCATGTATTATGAACATGCAGACATTCAGCCGAAGGAATTCGCATTGCTCTTTCAGTTTGAGGGTGATGAGAATGCCACAAGATATGCGCTGTACAATTGCAAGATGGCAAGGCCTGACATTGAATCATCCACAACGGAAGACGGCATTGAGGTGCAGACAGTAAGCGGTGAAATCACAGCATCACCAAGAGCCTTTGACAACATCGTCAAGGCAAAGTGTGCAAACACAGCTTCAACGGCTTACACCAATTGGTTTAGTTCCGTTCAGGATTAACACAGGCATGAAGGAGGCAAAATCATGTTCAAGACAATAGTAATAGATGGCAAGGAAATGAGTGTCGCAGCAAACGCTGCGACACCTTTTCGCTATAAACAGGTTTTTAAGCAAGACCTTTTTTCTGTCCTTGGCAATGAAAAGAGGGCAGAAGAAGAGGGTGCAGAGGCTGTCATGCGGTTGGCATACATCATGCACAATCAGGCAGAAAAAGCCGACATGAACAAGCTGAATGAAGAAGCATTCATTGAATGGCTTGAAGGATTTTCTGCGATGGCATTTGTCAATGCAGCTGATGAAATCGTCAATGCTTATATGGATTCAACAGTAGGAACAGCCACACCCTAAAAAGAAAAGCAGACAGACAACAAGGGAATTCACAACAGGATTATTCATGTTGCGGTGTAAGGAATTGGGCCTGTCCATTGACGAATTGGAAACAATAGATTTTGCACTTGTATCAGATATGCTGACCGAGAAGGCAAACGATGAACACAAATATCCGTACAAGGCAAGTCAAGAAGATTTTGATAAATTTTAGAGGTTATCATGGCCGGATATATAAAAGGCATTACAATTGAATTTGGTGCTGACACCACCAAACTGAATGCAGCGTTAAGCAAGACCAATGGCGCACTGAATAAGACTCAATCAGAGCTTAAACAGGTCAACAGGTCTTTGAAGTTTAACCCAGGCAACACCACACTTCTCAATCAGAAGATGAAGTTGCTTGAACAATCTGTGCAACAGACAAGAGACAAGCTCAATGGCCTTCGTCAGATGCAAAATCAGATGAAGGCAAAAGGCATAGATGAGAATTCAGCGCAATATCGTGAGCTTCAGCGTGAAATCATCAAGACCGAGAACAATCTGAAACAGGCTGAAGCGGAGCTGCGGAGGTTTGGATCAGTTGGCAAACAGCAAGTATTGGCTGTTGGCGCAGCATTTCAGACAGCCGGTGGAAAGATAAAATCTGCCGGACGGACAATCACAACATCATTTTCTGTCTATGGCATAGCCGGAATTTATGCCGGATCACGGCTCATTGAATCAGCCAATAAACAGGCACAGGCAGAGCAGAAGCTTCAGGAAATCTATAAGTCAAGAATGGGTGTCAATGGTCAAGCTGTACAATCTACACTTCAGTTGGCATCCGCACAGCAGAAACTTGGTGTTGTAGGTGATGAAGTACAACTTGCCGGAGCGCAACAGTTGGCTACTTATGCTAAATACCCAAGTACTGTCAACACATTACTTCCGGCCTTGAATAACTTGCTTGTGCAGCAGAAGGGTCTGAACGGCACACAACAGGATGCAACACAACTTGCAAATCTGTTCGGCAAAGCCATGATGGGTCAGACAGGCGCATTGAAGAGAGCCG